TGGACTACATCGAGGAGCGGATGACGATCGAGAACAACCGCTTCGAGATCGAGGAGCTCGAGTGGCCGAACGAAGGACCGGGCAGCAAGAACGATCGCGTGCAGCGCATGGGGCCGGATCTTAAAAGCCACGCCTACTTCCTGCCCTTCGCCACGGACTATGACGATCTCACCTCCCAGCAGGTGCGCATGATCCAAAGCGGCTACGAGTACCGGCTCTCGCAGAAGATCGAGCAGGTGGACGAAAACGGCATAAAGTACGACCTCGCCGAGCGCCTGCGGGTGCAGATCGGCTTCTATCCCTTCACCGGCAAGAAGGACCTGATCGATGCTGCTTCTCGCATTTACGACCTGGACCCTCGAGCGCCTGCGTGGGTGGATGATGGCCCGATCGAGCCGGAAGAAGTCTGATGGCGAGGACTGACCTCATTGAGACGGAGATCGCACAATTGAACGCGAAAGCCCGCCGGGTCATCTCGACCGGGGAGCCGTGGGCCGTCTCAAAACTCGACGCCGATCGGGTGCTTCGCTTGACAGGCGAGGTGCTAGAGCTTAGAAACCGGGAGGCACACGCACGCCAGATGCACGGCCTAGAGGACGAATACTGACCATGGCTCTGCCCCCGCTCCCCGCCCAGCTCGGCCCCCAGGTCTCCACGCGCCAGTTCTCCTTCAAGGAGATGGTGATCCGCCAGTGGGGCTCGGAGTTCGCCGCGCCGGATCATCGCATTTACAACTGGAGCAACGGCCGCTCGTTCGACTCCACCGACTTAGGTCAGACCGGCATCTACCGCCGGCCTGGCTCGTGACCAACCAGACAAAGGGGAAAAGCGATGGAAGAAGCGAAGGTCGAAGAGCAAATCAAAGCCAAGGGGCTCACCGCACCGCGCATCACGCCGGCGGACATTGACGCGAGCATCGCCGCGGAGGCCTACCACGTCTTCCCAGGCACCCAGACCACGGTGTGTTGCCTGACCCTGCACAACGGCTTCACCGTCACGGGCGAGAGCGCCTGCGCCAGCCCTGAGAACTTCAACGCCGAGCTCGGGCGCAACATCTCGCGCGATCACGCGCGCGACAAAATCTGGGCCCTCGAGGGCTACCGCTTGAAGCAGAAGCTGCACGAGCAGGCGGCCGCATGAACGTCGGCGTCCTGATAATCCAAGTCTTCGCGCTGATCTTCCTGATCTTGGCGTCCTTCAACCTCTTCCCCCCGCCGAACCGTCCGATCTGGGGCTGGCTCGGCATGGCGTTGTGGCTGTTCTCCCTCATGGTCGGGGACTTCACGCTGCACGCCGCGCGCTAAATGGCCGAGGGCGTCACCGACTTGCGGCAGGTTCGAATCGCGCGCGAGAGCGCGAAGCTCGAACCCGGCCGCGAGACCAAAGCGACCACCATCGTCTGCTGCGGCGGGTGTGAGTGCCCGACCTTCTGCCTCGCCGAAGGTGGCATCGTCTTTTGCTCGAAGTGCCACGAGCAGATCGGCCCGCTGGGCTGGTTCGATAAACGTGTCACGCCTCCGACAGCTTGAGAGCGGCCTCACCGTGGTCACCGAAGAGGGTGACGCGGACGAGGCCTCCGACATGGCGATCGCCAAGCAGATGGCGGTCCACTTGAACCGCGCGTACGAGCACCACCCGTGGCTCATCGACGTGCAGGGCCGCGCGCTGATCCTGCGCCACCGCGTGATTACCCGCGTGGCTGACGAGTTCTTGAAGCGCCAGGGCTTCGGGTATCTGATGCCACCCAACAAGCGCGGCACGCCGCACGAGATCATGCACTCCACCGTGATGGCCGGCGGTGCGATGCTCGAGCTTTTCGGCCTGCCTCGAGGGCGCAACCCCTACCCGAACGAGCAGGAGCTCTACGAGTCGGGCCTGATCAAGATCCCCAAGGACTGGGTGAAGAAGCAGCAGCGGGCCTTCGGGTGACGCCGCTCGAGGACAAGCTCTACGTGGCGCTCCTGGGTGCCCGTACCATCGTCACCGCCACCGCCAATGTGAACCCCAAGGCCATGCCCGTGCTGCGCCTGGTCAACGAGGCCGCGGCCGCGTACAAAGCCCAACAGGTGAAGGAGCGCCCGCCGGGTGCCGCCGAAGACTTCCAGGAGGAAGAAGCCGATGCCGCTCGAAACACAGCCTAAGACCGGCATGCGCCCGCAGCCCCCCTCGATCCCCACACCGGAGGCCTCGGGCGGCACCAAGAGCGCGAGCTACCCGCAAGCGCCCGGTGTGGGCGCCAAGCGCGACGCCGGCGTGCCCTTTGGCGCCGCAGCTCGGCACACCCGCTCAAACGATCGCTTGGACTACTTGGGACAGGAGGACGAGGAGGCCGATAGCCTCGAGGATGAGAACGAGGAGCGCCCGTACGATCGCGACGATGCGCCCGACTGGGAGCAGCGCGGCAAGGATGCGATGCGCTTCTCGACCACCTACTTGGACGCCAATTACCGGCAGAAGTGGGACGACAGCCTTCGCGCCTTCAACAACCAGCACCCCGGTGACTCGAAGTACAACAGCGACAACTTCCGCAAGCGATCGCATCTTTTCGTGCCGGTCACGCGCACGGTGATCCGCAAGAACGAGGCGGCGGCCTGCAAGGCCTTCTTCTCGAATCACGACGTCTCGAGCATCCGCGCGATGAACGAGGCGGACCCCAAGCAGGTGCTCTCCGCCGCGGTCATGAAGGAGCTGATCCAGTACCGCTGCACGCACACCATCCCCTGGTTTCGGGTGCTGATCGGTGGCATCCAGGACGCGCAGAAGCAGGGCGCCTGCTGCGCCCACTTGCACTGGGAGTACAAGACCAACCGCGATGTGAACGGCAAGATGCGGGTCTCTAAGGACTCAAGCTCGGTCGACCTCGTGCCCCTCGAGAACATCCGCTTCGACCCCTCCGCCTCGTGGCTGGACCCGATCAACGACTCGCCCTATCTGATCGAGCTGATCGACATGTACGTAGGCGACGTGCTGGACAAGATGGCCCGGCCGGACCCAAAGGGCCGGCAGTGGTACGAGTACCCCATGGAGGACATCAAGAGCGAGAACCCCGATGACTCCACCCGCTCGGCGAGGCTCGGCCGCCAGCAGGACCCCACCCAGGAGCGGCGCGATGTCTCGGACTACGAGGTGGTGTGGATTCAGCGGCATATCCACCGCTGGGACGGGAACGACTGGGAGTTCTACGCGCTCAACAATGGCAAGCTGTTGACGGATCCGGAGCTGCTCGAGCACACCGTCTTTCACGGCCGCCGGCCGTACGTCTTAGGCCTTGCGATGCTCGAGACCCACAAGGTGCTCCCGGTCTCGGTGCCCGAGCTCGTGAAGCCCCTGCAGGACTCGATCAACGGGCTCGAAAATCAGCGCAACGACAACGTGCTCTTCGTGCTCAACAAACGCTACAAGATCAAGCGCGGCACCAATGTGGACACCACCGCGCTGGTGCGCAACGTCCCCGGCGGCATCGTCTCGGTCGATAACATGGAGGACATGGAGGAGCTCACCTACCCCGATGTGACCGCGTCCTCCTACCAGGAGGAGGACCGCAAGCGCCAGGCCTTCGATGACCTGGTGGGCAACTTCAACCCCATGCAGCTCCACCAGGCCGGCGCACCGCGCGAGGCGCAGGGCACCATCCGCATGCTGCAGGGGCCGGCCTCGGAGATGACCGAGTACATGCTGCAGACCTTCGCGATCACCTTCGTGGTCGAGGTCATCCGGCATCTCGTGCTCTTGGAGCAGCACTACGAGACCGACACCACCGTGCTTGCGATCGCCGGCCAGAAGGCCAAGGTGCTGCAGAAGTTCGGCGTGGATCAGGTCACGGACGAGATGCTCGACCAGGAGCTCACCACCAACGTCAACGTCGGCATGGGCTCCACCGACTCGATGGCGATGCTGCAGAGGTTTATCTACGCGCTCGACGCCTTTGCGAAGATCAGCGCGAAGCCGCCTGCGGGTGTGAACCTGGCCGAAGTGTGGAAGGAGATCATGGCCCTCTCGGGCTACCAGGACGGCGATCGCTTCTCGACGCAAGGCAACCAGGAGATGGCGAAGCTCGAGCAGACCATCAAGCAGTTGACCCAGATGGTCCAGGACTTGAAGCGCCACAAAAACGACAAGGAACAGGGCAACATCCTCTCCTTCGTGGCGAAGCGCGAGGCGAACCAGGCCAAGGAGCGCATCGCCGCCACCCAGCACAAGGGCGCGCTCGCGATGACCTACCACCAGCACATCTTGGACCAGGACGACGCACTGCTCGCGCACGCCCTCGGCGGCATGGCCAGCGAGCAACAAGGCCAGCAACAGAGCCAGCTTTCGGCGCAGAATGCGCAGCAACAGCAAGAGGCGGCCGCCGCGGCGCCTCCCAAGCCAGCAGCGGCATAAATAACGATGAGCGAGGGATTACATGATCAAACCAACAGTCGGCCGGGTGGTGTGGGTGCACCGCTCCACCGGGCATCAGGAACCGACCAAGCAGCACCCGAGCGTCCAGCCCGAGGTGGGGCTAATTACCTACGTGCACGACGACGTGACAGTCGGGGTGGTCGGGTTCGACCGGCACGGGGATAAGTTCTCCTACACCCACATGCCGCTTTTCCAGGGCGAGGGCGAAGCGCCAGCGGTGGCGTACTGCGCGTGGATGCCCTACCAGAAGGGCCAGGCCGCCAAGACGGAGGCGCTCGAGAAGCAGATCGAGGGCGGCTCCCCGCGGTGAAGACCATCGAGGTGGAGACCGTGCCGCACTCCGAGCAGCGGTACAACACGGTGGGCGACTATCGCGAGATGCACGGCGGCCACGTGATCGCCTTCACCGTCTCGAAGATGCCCGACTGGCGAAGCGAAGCGGCGGTCGCGGTGCACGAGCTCGTGGAGTACTTCCTGGTCAGCCGCGCGCGGATCAAGTTGGAAGCGATCGATGCCTGGGACTTAGACCACCAGGACGCCGAGGAGCCGGGCGATGTGCCGGACTGCCCGTACGCGCGCCAGCACCGCTTCGCGGAGAACATCGAGCGCCTTTTGATCGCCGAGCTCGGCATGACCTGGGCGCAACACTCGGAGAACGTTGATGCAGCAGCTAGGACTGGATCCGGAAGACCCGCTCGTGCGCACGGCAGTGTTCGGGGTCGAGGTCCAGGAGTTCTTAAGGGGACCGATCGGCAGCTACCTGCTGAAAGCGGCGGAGCAGCGCCTGGCCGAGCTAATGGACAAACTCAAGAAGGTGAGCCCGGTGACACACAGCGGGGATCTATTGGCGATCCAAGCCGAAGTCCGGCACCTGGAGAAGTTTGAAGGATGGCTGGCCGAGGCCGTGCAGGCCGGCCTGACCGCAACCGCAATCATAGACGGAGAGATCGATGCCCCAAGGGAAGACGGCTGAAGAAATAGCGGCGGACGAAGAGGCCGCCTCACGCGAGCAGCGCGAGCAGCTCGCCCGCGAGGCCAACAAGAAGCGCAACGACGCCATGTTGGAAGCCCGCAACGCGATCGCCGACCGCGCCGATGAGGTCAAGGTCGAGGAGGACGAGATCGAGCCCCTCACCGATGAGGTGTGGGACCAGACCGACCGCGAGGAGGGCCGGGCACCGAAGACCCGCAAGGAGCGCCTGGCCGAGCAGGACGCCGAGGAGGAGGAGCAGGAGGCCGACGAGCTCGCCATGAAGGGCATGACCGAGGAGGAGCGCGAGGCCTACATGGCCGCGAAACTCCTGCGCGCCGAGGAGCAATTGGACGAGGACCAGGACCTCGCGCGCGATCACGGCGCGAGCGACTCGAGGAAGAACGCGGACGGTGCGGTCGAGTACAAGGTCAAGGTCAACGGCCACGTGGTGTGGCTCACACTTTCGCAACTTCGAGAGCAAGCCGGTGATGGGTCAGACGATTCCGACACTAGACAGCGCGGCGGTGAGGGTGATACAACTCCGCGCACTCGGGCTCCCTCCCCTGACACCGAAGCGATTCGGAAGCAGGCGGAGGAGCGAAGACAGCAGGAGCGGGCCGCACTTAGGACCAAGCTCCGGGACTTGAACCTTCGCGCGAGCATGGGTGATGAGGCGGCGATAGACGAGCTGACAGACTTGCAGCTAGACGCGATCTCGGGTGACTCCGATCGCATGCTGGCCAAGGTGGACGAGCGAGTCGATGCGCGGATCGTGGGACGCACGGACTTTCAGAAGGCCGTGGACTGGTTCGAGAGTGAGGCAGGGTACGCCGATGTACTGACGACCCCACGCTTGAAGCAAGAAGCAGGACGGTTAGACGCGGAACTGGCACGCCAGAATCCGACCATGACGCCCCGCGAGAGGCTCGAGCAGGTGGGCAAGCAGATGCGGCAATTACGGGAAGACCTCGGTGGTGCTCCCCGGAAAGAGCCTCCCCCTCGGCGCGAGTCCAAGCTGGAGCGAAAGGCGAACGCCCCGCAGGTTCCAAGAGCGGCGGGCAGAACCCGCAGCGAACCGGAGCCGGACGAGACGGAGACCACGCAGCAGGCGATCCAAAGGCTCGCCCAGTCGCGCGGTCAGCATCGGGCGATATCGCACAAACACTGATCCGAGTCACCACCTGCCAACGTGGTGGCTCGCAGGGAGTCACCACAAATGGCAGGCCAAGTCTGGGCAGTCTCATCCCTCGGCGGGTTCTTCTACAGCCGCCAGCTTTCAAACGTCATGCGCGCCGCGGTCCAGCCGCTGGTCAAGTTCCGGCAATTCGCCGACGTGCACGACATCTCACAGCAGGGCAAGAAGAAGGGCGATACCTTCACGTGGGACGTCTTCTCCGATGTCCAGACGGCGGGCGCGATCTTGGTGGAAACCAACACCATGCCCGAGAGCAACTTCACGATCATCCAGGGCACGCTGACCGTCACCGAGGGCGGCAACTCGATCCCCTACTCGGCGAAGCTCGACAACCTGTCCAAGTTCCCGGTCGAGGACATCATCAAGAAGGTCCTCAAAAACGACGCGGTGAAGTTCTTCGATCGCCTCGCCTGGGCGCAGTTCAACCAGACGCTCTTGCGAGTGATTCCGGTGGGCGGCAATTCCCCGAACGCGGTGGTGCTCTACACCAACGGAACTGTGACCGGCACCAACAACGTCGCGTACTCGAATGCCCATGCGAAGGCGATCACGGACGCGATGAAGGAGCGCAACATCCCGGCCTACGTGGCGGACGACTACTACGCCTTGGGCTGGCCGACCACGCTGCGCACCCTGAAAAATGCGCTGGAAACCATCCACCAGTACTCGGACACCGGGTTCAATCTCATCATGAACGCGGAGATCGGCCGCTATGAGAACACCCGCTACATCGAGCAGACCAACGTGGCGAAGGGCTCCGGCACCGATGGGGTGACGACCATCCCCTGGGTCAACGGGCAGTCGGACTGGCTGTTCTTCTTCGGCAACGACACCGTGGCCGAGGCCGTGGTGGTTCCCGAGGAGATGCGCGGCAAGATCCCGACCGACTACGGTCGATCGAAGGGCATCGCCTGGTACTACCTGGGCGGCTTTGGCATCGTGCACACGCTCGCGACCAACGTGCGCATCGTCAAGTGGGACTCGGTCGCTTAAAAGGTTCTCTGATCGGTGGGCGGGGGGCCTTCTCCCCCCGCTGCTTCCCAGCCGCAACAACGCTCGAGAGGCGGGTCATTAGGAGATTGAAGTGACGCAGACAATCGCATCCACCTTGAAGAGCATGGGCTACGACAACCCGGCCTATGTCACCCGGCAGTCCTGCTTCCTGGTGCGCCCCGCCGGCGCCGCTGGCGTGACCGCCAAGTACGTCGCGCACGCGAATTTGATCGCCTACGCGGCCACGGTGAACGTCACCGCGGTCGGCCAGGCCACGAGCTCGTACACCTTCTCTGGCGCCAACGGCTCCGCGACGGTCGCCGCGCTCTCCGACCAGCTCTCGCTCATCGTGGTGGTCAACACCGCGAGCGGCACCGCCTCGGTGCTCCTGTCGACCACGAGCTACGGCCCGTGGACCGTGACCGGCGCCTTCTTGAGTTCCGGCACCTACACCAACCAGATCGGCCAGCAGCAGCAGATCCAGCTGAACACCAACACCGGCACCGGTGGCTTGGGTGGCATCGTGATCCCCGAGGGTGCGCAGTTCTTCTTCCAGGGCGGCACCGATACGACCGCGGTCGAGTCGATCACCATGGACTTCAACATCCAGCCGCTCGCGGCGGTCGCGGCCTAACGGTTCGATCGACACTTCACCAGCTCCAAGGAGAGCGCAGATGGCAGGCATGAAGAAAAAGGGCGTGTACGAGTCGCCCCAGGACCAAAGAGACGGCCTGGGCACGAAGGTGTACGGCGGCAACGCCCCAACCGAGCGCGACATCATCAAGAGCGCGAACGCTCGAGGCGGCAAGCGCCACGACATGAAGGGCGGCGATCGCTACGCCGACACCGGCATCCTCGCCGACTCCGCGCACATGGAAGGCAACGAGATGGTGGGCATCAAGGACTCCGGCTACCTGACCAAGAAGGGTCTGGTAGAAGGCGGGGCGAACGTGATGCTGCACAGCCTGCCGCCTGGCATGAACATCGAGGACCAGGAGAACGCGGACATCAGGAAGATGCCCATGAAGACCATCACCGCGATGGGCTACCCCGGCGATGGGTGGACCGAGGGCGAGGACCGCGGCCGGCCAGGCTCGACCAACACTTAAGGGGTCTTTCATGCCTGGCATCCTGCAGGAGAAGTTCCAGGTCGATAACCCCCAGCAGAAGAACGACGACGCGTCTTCTGGGTGGGTGTCCGATCGTTCCGCGCGCACCAAGAAGAGCCTGCCGCACGCCTTACGTGAGGGCCGCCCCGGTGGCGATCCCGCTTCCCAGCAGATGGGCAACGCGGTGAACTACGAGACACTGCCGCCTGGCATGTCGATCGCCGATCAGGAGACCACCGACCAGCGCCAGTTCGCCACCACCATGGGCGGGGAGTCCGATGTCTCCAAGGATTGGAACGCCGAGGCGGTCAAGAAGGGCTTCAGCCGCAAGCAGATGCGCGGCACGGACGATGAGTACTCCAACGCCCACGTCGACGCCTTCTACGATGAGATCAAGGTCGAGGGCGATGTCGGCTTCACCGAGCGCAACAACGTGCTGGACCGCATGTAATGCCGATCGGTCTAAGCCAAGGCAACAGCCAATACACGGCGATCAGCACCGCCGGCACCACCACCTTGAACCCCGGCCAGGCCGGTGTGCCTGGAGTCGGCGCACAGGGCTCTTTGCCCACGAGCTTCGGTGCGCTCTACGGCGTCTCGCAGGTCAGCGCCGGCACGGGCTTTGGTTTCACGATCTACGACATCGTGCCAAACACGCCGGCGCAGATTGCCGCGAGTGGCACCGGGTCGCAGACCAACACGCTCATGAACGGCACCGGCACCGCGGGCCAGGTCTTCCCCGCCGCCCTCGCGGGTGTGGGCTTGCGGTATAAGGGCGCTCTGATCGCCGTCACCACCGGCGTGCCGGGCTCGCTCAATGTTTCGTGGGATTGAAAAACTAGGAGAATGCCGATGGGATTAGCCGCACAGAAAAAGGTCAAGATCGAGCGCGACCGCTTCACCGAAGACGGCGTGCGCTTGTTCAACGCCACCAAGGAGCACGGGGTCATCTACTGCGATGGCTTCATGGAGGCCAAGTACGTCCAGGAGTTCGAAGGCGAGGCGGTGATGTACCGCGGCGATGGCGCACCCGTGGGCTACGAGAAGGGCGTGCCGATGCCCAAGAAGGCCGACGAGCTCTTGTCCGAGAATGAGGCGCTGCAGGCGCGAATTAAGGACTTGGAGAGCGCCCAGGCCAAGACCAACGAGCTCCTGGCGCGACTCTCCGCGCAGCTCGATGCCAAGGAAGCGCCGGCGCCGGCCAAGACCCTCACACCCGCCCCCCCAGCCGCATCCCCAAGAGCGGAGGCTCCGGCCCGTGGAGGCAGTCAGCCTAAGTCGTAAGCCGCTCTCCATCGTCGGAGAGCAGGACCTCGAGCGAATGGTGAACCTGGCCGCCGGCACCCCTGCCGGTGGCGCCTTCGTGGAGGTCGGCGTGTATCACGGCGGCTCAGCCTGGCACCTGCAGGAGCTCGCGCGCTTACAGTCACGCGAGCTGTATCTCTACGACACCTTCGAGGGGATCCCTCATTGGTGCGAG